GTATGGTAATCCGTTGCCTCCATCAGATGCATGGAAATATTGCTCCCAGGGTGTGAATCGAATCAATGAAGAGGAAGTGATAGCAGCGGTTGTACAAAATCGTGAACCGCAATTGCTGACATTGCACCCTCATGTTTTTCGGCACACCTTTGCAACAGAGTGCATGGATCAAGGGATGAATCCAAAAGTATTAATTAAAATCTTAGGGCATTCGAATATGCAAATGTTGAATCGATACACTCATGCGAACACGGAACGTATTGTCGAAGAGTTTAACAGATGCCGTGTAAAAACCGTGTAAATCAATATAGTAGGTTAAAATGTATAGTGTTTATAAGGGTAAAATGAATAACATCTATATCATCAAGGCTATCATAGGTCCTTTGATGGTGACCGTCCCGCCTTGATTAAATACCACTGAACCTAAATCCAGAGCTCCATCCCCGTTAAAATTAATATAACTGCCTGCCTGATATTTATCACTTTTTCGTGTGTATGCGTGATATTTTTTTCCAAGCGGTTTCAAAGTGGAGTTACGCACTAAAATAAATATATACAAAAGAGCATCTGCTAGAGGTGCTTTTTTACTATGTGTTTATTTTTAATAAGGAGGACGCAATGATTAGAGTTTTATTTAAAAATCAAGAAGAACCTGTAAATGCGGAAGTAAAAAAAATAAGCGATCATGTAATTCAAATTAAAGGAAATATTTCTTTAAATCTTTCAGGATTCATTCTTATGAATGATTACGGAAGTGTGTTTGGAAAATACGAGGGATTTAATACTCTTTATAAAGGAGTCGAAGGAGGTTTTCAACTATCTGATAATGGTAGTTCTTACATAGAACCAGAAGAACCAGATATACCTATTACACCGGAAGAAACAATAGAAGATGTGAAGTTACGAAAAAAGAGCGAAATTAAAAATCGTTTGAATTCCAGAATATATTCAGGAGTTGAATTTGAAGGAAACAATTTTACGTATAACATAGAGGAAACATCAAATATCAGACATAAATATGAGGATTCTGTTTATACAGGAAAGGATGTAATATTATCATCTTCGGATGGAAGGTTAATTGTTTTTTCACCAGAAAAAATGAAAATTTTGTATACTAATCTTGAAAAAAACAAGATAGCAAATGAATCACGCAAAGAGTCATTGATACAGATGATTAATGATTTACAAAAAAAAGAAGAAGTAGACAAAATTTCTGCAGATACCGAATTATCAGGAGAATATCTTGAATTATACAATAAGAAAGTATCTCAGCAAGAAGATATATTAAATGAGACAAAATTATTTGTTGAATTTAATAGTATTCAGAATAACATGGCGTTATATGACCTTACAGATGACCAAGCTATATTTGTTAAAGATCTTTATAAAAATTGGGAAGATGATGAAGATGGATACGAATATGACATAAATAATCCAGAAGATTTAAGAAGAAATTATGGAGAATACTTATGGAGACTAAATAAAAATCACCGAAAACAGAAGAACTGGTTCCCAGGATCAGAACCTGCTTTATGGGTTCTTATACAAGAAAAGCACAAAGGAACTTTAGAAGATCCGATTCCTGTTCCAGATATCATAGGGATATCTGGATTTGAATATGAATACGGAAAATATTATGCGCAGAATAACGTAATCTATCTGGCAAAAAGAGAAGGAAAACAGGATGGAGAAAAAGAAATACTGTATTTTAAACCATCTGATTTGTTAAATCAATATTTTATTATTGCCTAGAAGCATCCGAATGGGTGCTTTTATTATTATTTTTTTGGAGGTATTTATTATGAATCAAAAAAATCTTGATATTTTAACCAACATTATTGGAGCGGTGGAAACAGGGGGGCAAATTTATGGAAAAAGAAGATATGATTGTTATGTTCCTCCATACCATAATTCTGATGCAGAGCATACCTGTACTTTGGGATGGGCAGGAAATTATGGAAATAATGCTAGAAAATTAGTCCAAATGATTTTTAATGAAGACAAAACAGCTTTTCGGAAAGCAGATACAGCACATATTGAAAAAAAATTGAAAGTAGATTGGGTTGTAACTAAATGGAATCCAACAAAAGCAGAAAAAAATGCTTTAATTGCAATTATTACTACTCCGGCAGGAAAGAGATGTCAGGATGAATTATTTCAAGAAGACATGAAAAAATACATTAAAAAAGCGGAAGAATTTGGTGTTACCGATGTAAAAGCACAAATGATGTGGTGTGAGATCGAGCATTTAGGTGGCTTAGGACCGGTAAAACGTATTTTTAACAGAGCTAAAAAGCCATATACGCCAGATAGTATTTTTCAATCTTTGTTAAAAGATCAAAACGATACATCAAATAGTAACCAAGTTGGAGATAAGAAGTTTCAATCTCGACATGAATGTTGTGTGAAATGGATTAAACAATATGTAGATGAGGATAAGGAGGAAGAATCTATGACATTGATTATCGGAAGTGCAAGAATGGGAGAAAATGGTCATATTACCGGAGGTGCAGCTGGAGACCAAACCGGAGGTGAAGTATCTATGCAAAATTTCTATATGCATTCCAAAGGTTGGTATTGCTTAAGACCGAAAACGATTAAAATGGCAAATAAAATGGCAGATGCAATGAGACAGGCTTGTGATAATAACAATATTGGTTACGATCAGAATAGCCGGAATGGTGTCATTACGCAGCTTAAAAAATATGGCACTCTTGCCTCCATTAAAACAAAAACAGAAAGTGACTGCAGTTCTTTGATTAGAGCATGTATCATTCAGTCATCCGGAAAAGATGTAGGTGATATTTATACTGGAAATTTAGCAAGCGCTTTAGAGAGTTCAGGATTGTTCGCAAAAAGATTTTCTGTATCTTCTGAGTCTCAATTATATAATGGTGATGTGCTTGTTACAAAAACAAAAGGACATACAGTTATAGTAGTAAGCGGAAGAAAAAGAAAAGAAGCCGATACGGATAATACGCCTAATGAGAAACCGGAAAGTACCAATAATGTTTCTAAGGGACAGAAATGGTTAAATACCAATTATTCTTCAGTAATTAAAGAAGCAACGGGTAAACTTCTTGAGATTGACGGTAGTTACGGTACACATTCCAGATGGGCGGCTTTAGCGGTATGGAAAGATTTGACTAATAGAAGATATGGATACAATCTAACACCATCCAATAAGAATTTTTTGGATAGTTGCAAAAAAGCAGCAAAAAAGGCGCTTACACAATACGGAAGTAGCGGAACATATACATATATTATCCAGTTTGTACTGTCTGCAAAAGGATTTTACACCGGAAAAATGGATGCAGAATTTGGTTCCGAAACAGAATCAGCCGTGAAAGCCTTTCAGAAATCAAGAGGTTTATCAGAAGATGGGGATGTTGGAGCAAATACCTGGTATGCTTTATTCAACTAAACGGAAAGCATAATTAGAAAAAAGAAACTTATTGTTGAAAATTGTCGAAACATTCTCGCTATATGGGTTTACAAAAACAAGTCATGGTGTTAATATTATATAAGACAGTGTCTTAATGAGACAAAATAATGAGTTAAAAATCACAATAAAAAACAAAGTAAAACTTAAAATATAATTTAATTTACCACAATGTTCAAACAAAAACGAATTATTTTTAGTAAAAAATAATAAATGAAAAAAACCATAAAATACCAGCAAAAAGCAAACATTTGTTCGATGTTTTACTTGACATATAGCACACTTTGTTATATTATTATGAAAAGCAAACATTTGTTCGTGCAACAAGGGGAGGATTTTACAATGGATTACAAAAAGATGATTATTGATATGGTCGAAAAAATTGAAAATAAAAAAGTACTGGAGATAATATATGACTTTGTTATAGTGCCTTACAACAAAGAGAATTCTAAGAGAAATGGAAAGAGAGGGAATTAATCTCCCTCTCTCAGTCTAGATTTTTCATGCATTTTGTTCATTATTTCTTGTAGCGCTTTTTTGCTACAATCATCTAAGCTCATATAAACTTCAATAAAATCTTTGATAAATTCATCGTCCCCAAAGGATATTTCTGCCAATAATGTCCCAAGGGGATTTTCTTTAAACATATTCCCTTCACCGCTTCTGAGCCAATTCTCATTAATATTTTTCTCTTTAATGTTATTTTTTATCATAATTATATGAGATTCCTGAACATTTCTTCTTCCAGATTCAATATCACATACACCAGATTTAGAAATGTTCAATCTTTTCCCAAATTCTTCTTGGCTCATTTTGAGTTCTTTTCTTAATTGTTTGATTCTTGAGTTTATATTATCCATCGAATCACCTCCTTTATTTGCATATTATCATAAAGTACGCAAAATGTCAATAAAAAAGTACTTGAAACAGAACTTTTTGTGTTGACAAATACCAATTACAGAACTATAATGTACTTATAACAGAACGAAAGGAGAAAAACATGGCAAATATAGAATCTGTAACAGATGACAGAATGAAGGAAGAAATTAAAGAAATCGTATCAGTTTTTATGGATTTACCAAAGACTGATAGAGCAATTCTGTTAAACACCGCTGTCGGATTTAAAACTTTAAGAAGAATTGAATCTGGAGAAGTTGAAAAGGAAAAGAGGTGATTAAGTGAACGAATTACTTCCTATTAAATATGCAGATACAGAAGAACCGAAAGTATCAGCAAGGGAATTACATAAGGCGCTTGGAATCGAAAAAAGATTCAGCGCATGGTTCGATACAAATAGTCAAGGATTCATAGAAAATGATGATTTTACCAGCGTACTTATAGGTACGGAGGTTCCGAATAATGGAGGATTTCAATACAGAGAACTGCAGGACTATGATTTGTCTGTTGATATGGCAAAGCACATCTGTCTTATGAGCCGAACCACTAAAGGTAAGGAATGTCGCCAATATCTGATTGACTTGGAAAAAGCATGGAACACACCGGAACAGGTATTTGCCAGAGCATTGAAGATGGCAGATAGAACGATTGAAAAATTGAAATCAAGCAACCTGTTACTCGCACAGAAAATTGAACAGGACAGACCGAAAACAGTTTTTGCTGATTCCGTATCTTCTTCTAAACAGTCAATCCTTATTGGAGATTTGGCAAAGTTGATTTGCCAGAACGGTCACTCCATTGGACAGAAACGCTTGTTCCAGTGGATGAGAGATAACGGTTATCTGGTCAAAAGCGGTTCTTCTTACAATATGCCAATGCAAAGGTATGTTGAGCAGGGGTTGTTTGAGGTAAAAGAAAGCACAATCAATAACCCGGATGGCAGCATAAGACTTACACGCACCACGAAAATTACTGGCAAAGGACAGATCTATTTTGTGAATAAATTCATTAAAGAAAAGGGGTGAAACGGAATGGTCCTTAACGAAAAGCAAGCAAAAGAAGTCAGAGAACATATGCTTAGAAAGACAAAATCTTTTATTGGCTTAGATAATATAGAGGTATTTGATTCTATATATCAAGATATAATCAGCCAGTACAAAAGAGAATACGGAACAAAGAGTTTTTATAATATAAAAAGTGGAAATTTGGCAGATGTCCATGATTTCATTGATTGTTATACATTGCCTAGGATTTTGGAGGAACAGATTATCAACACTAATGCACAAATGAGTTTTGGAAGATAAAAGGAGTTTCTTCCTATTATAAAACGGAGGTATAAAACGCCCCGGCGGTGCGGGAACACCAACCGGAGCAGTAACCAGTAAAACCACACTTTACCAGTTACGGGAACAGTATAACACATTCTCCTGTAATTGGCAAATATTACCAGGAGGATTTTTTATGCAGAAAAATACTAAAAATCCCACAACATGGGGAGAAATTGAGAAGAAACACGCAGAAATGCAGTCAAGAGAAACACTTGCATCGGAAATAATCGCATGGAACCGTAAAATTTCAAAGGCAAAAGATTTTTCGATTTTTTGTCTCAGCGTAGTGACAATCATATTTGGGATTATGATTTTTAAAACAAAGAAAGGAAATTAAAAGCGATGATTTTGGACTATGTGATGGCAACGCTCTCTTATTTTGGATTATTCGTAATATCCATGCATCTCATGTGGGATTTCACCAATATGGATGTATTAGAAATGATCGTTTGGGCGGCAACAGGAAGTCTAATTGCTTATATACCATTAGGAATAAAAATGGATAAAAAGAAAGGAAGAAAAAAATGAAAGTAGTAAATTGCAGAGCAACATTAAAAGGAATTGTAGAGAATAAATTTGAATTTTCCCACATTGTATGTGGAGAAAAATTTTATATAGGAAAAGTATCAGTACAAAGAGATAGTGGCGTAATGGATTCTATCCCGGTGATTATATCAAATAGAATAGTCAGTAATATAGAAGAACTTGAAGATGGAATGAACATATCCATTGATGGAGAGATTAGAACTTACAATGTGCATAAAGAACACAAGAACACATTACAGGTTTTTGTTTTTGCGCAAAAGGTTGAATTTTTCGATACCTTATATTACCAAAATGAAATTTATATAGATGGATATATCTGTAAAGAACCCAAATACAGAACCACACCTTTAGGAAGAGAAATATGCGATTTTATTGTTGCAGTAAACAGATCACGTAGAATATCGGATTATATTCCGTGTATTTGCTGGGGAAGGAATGCTAAATATGTATCCGAATTAAAAACTGGTAACAGAATTGTTGCTATTGGAAGAATACAAAGTAGAAAATACAAAAAAATGATCGGAGAAGAAACGGTGGAAAAAGAAACGTATGAAGTTTCATTTTCAAGTGTTTCTGAGGTGGAAAATGATTGAAATTAACATGGATGAACGAAATAGGGACTACGTTATGATCATGTTGCGAGAAATAGTTCAGAACGGGAACTGTAGGAAAATTCACATATTTGAAGCAGGTGAGTCCCCCAAAATGGAATTTCCAACACATTACAAAGATATTCGTGAAATTCTAAAAGAAATTGGGATCCCCTGCCATATTGCAGGATACAAGTACATACGAGATATTATCGAAATACTGAAAAAAGAACCGTATAAGATAAATAAACTCGTAAAAGAGATATATGTAGAAATTGCATTCAAAAATAAAACAACTCCAAGTAGTGTGGAACGTGCTATACGCTATGCTATCGAAAAAGTGTTTACCTATGGAGATTCTGAAGAAATATATAAGTATTTTGGAAGTTCTTATAGCAAAGATAAAGGAAAGCCCACAAATAAAGAGTTTATTGCGATGATGACTGAATTGATAAAGCAGGAGGATAGGAATGAAAATTAGACTTGAATCACTTACTTTGGAAAATTACAAAAAGTTTGGAACTCCGGTTGCATTCCAGTTCCATGACCAGACAAAGATTTCCGGAAAGAATAAAGAGGGGAAGTCCACTCTGGAGAATGCTTATATGGAGATTCTGACCGGAAAAGAAGTTGACGGCACACAGCCGGATGGAATCAGACCACATGGAGAAGATGGAAAGGACTTAAACCGGGCGGATGTTATCCGGGAAGTGACACTTGACATTGACGGAAAAGAAACTACCATTCGGAAAATCACAAAGCAGAAATGGAGAAAACCACACGGGCAGACAGAAGAAGTTCTTGACGGAAACACGGTTTCCTATGAGATTGACGGTTTTCCTTATGCTCCGAAGAAATTTGAGGAGTACATGAAAGAACTGGAAGACCCGGAAATCTTGCTGATGTGCAGCAATCCGAATCCTTTTCTTTCTATATTAAAGAAGTCCACGGCAGACGCAAGAAAGGTTCTGGAAAAGCTGTCTGGATTTAGCCTTGAAGAATTTTTGGCAAGCAATCCGCAGTATGTAGAGGTGCAGGAGATTACAAAAGGTCATTCCGTAGAAGATACCATGAAAAAACTGAGAAAACAGTTGAATGACCAGAAAAAGAAACTGACACAGAAAGACACGGAACTGAAATATGAGCAGACAAGAGACTCTGACGGTGAAATTGAAACAGCAGATTTGGAACTGGCAAAAGGTGAATGGAGAGAGAAGATCGCAGAGGTTGATCGACAGGAACAGGCACTTGATGAAGCAGTAAAGGCTTATGATGCGGCAAATTCTGAAATTCTTTCTTTAAAGTCTAAACTGAATGAGCTTGCCAATAGTGCAGGTGCAGGATTGAGAGAGCAGCGTTCAGAACTTAACCAGAAAATTTCTGAATTGAATATTCAGAACAGAGGTTATGCCAATGATATGAAACTGGCGGAAATGGATTTGAAACACGCCCACATGGGTTTTGAACGACATAAAGCAGAACTGGAAAAAGCAAGAGCAGATTATTCAGCCGCTTCGAAAAAGACATTTGATGAAACCAAACTCCATGAGATTGAAGCAGAGCAGTTTGACGAAGATTCGTTGATTTGCCCGGAATGTGGACAGGTTCGACCAGAATCTCAGAGAATCAACTTTAGAGAAACTTTTGAGCAAAGCAAATCCAGAAGGATTAAAGAGCAGGAGAAAGCAAGAGAGGCATTCAACGCTGAACTTTCCAAAATGCTTGATTCCATTACGGAAATTGGAAATAAGGCTTCTTCTGATTTGAAGGTGGCGCAGGAAGCAAAAAAAGAAGCGAAACAGAAGATTGCAGAAGTAAGAAAACAGATTCTTGATACATCTGCTGAAATCGAAAGATTGTGTGGAGAACTGGACAAGCTTCCAAAAGAGGTTGATTTATCTGGCAATGCAGAATATCAGGAACTTTCCGAACAGATTAAGAAGAAAGAATTTGCATTATCTGCTATGGACAATGGATCTGAAAAGCGACTGGAATTAAGACAGGAAAGATATATATACCTTAACGAAATCTCAAAACTGGATGCGCAGATTCAGAAATTTATCGCAGATGAAGAACAGAAAGAACGAAAGTTAGCGAAACTTAAAGCAGAATTTGACAACCAAAAACAGGCGGTTGCTGATATTGAGCGGAATATTGATGTTCTGAACCAGTTTTCCATTGAGAAAAACGCTGCACTGGCGGAGAAAATCAATCCGTATTTTCATCATTTCCAGTTTAGTTTTTTGGAACGGACGATTGAGGGAAACCCAGTTGAGACTTGCAAAATGGTTTGTAGTGGAACGGATTATTCCAATCTGAACGGTGGAGACAAAAAACTTTGCGAAGTTGATTTGTGCAGAGGATTGCAGGAAATGAACGGTCTGAATCTTCCGATTTGGATTGATGAAGCAAATACGATTGACAGTTGGAGGATTCCTATGGATATGGAACAGCAGTTGATTTTGATTAGCCGAGAAGACGATGTACTGAAAGTAGAGGAAATGTGATGAAACAAAATCCATGTAGATATTGTGCTTTGGCATATGTCCATAACGGGAGAAATTCTCCGAGCTGGGACGATAAATGCAGAGAATGCGATAATATCAAGAAATATAGAGAATATCTGCAATCGCAGAGAAAATTCATTGAAGGAGAACCGATTACCACATTGGAAGAACTTTTGGAACAGGAATGGGTAATGTGGTATCGCAACTCGAAGCATATTGAAGCAATAAAATCAGTTCCTATTAGAACAGTGCTTCACTGGTTAGAAGTTGGAGCGTTCCATAAGGCAATAAGAAAAGAAAGCGAGGAAAATTAAATGGAAGAAATCATTAAGGCGGTCAAAGGCTTTAATCCAGATATGACCTGTACGCCAACAAATTGTATTAAATTCCAGTACGAAGAGGGAGAGACATATGAGGAAAAAGAAGTTGATGTGTGCAAAAAAGGATTTCATGCTTGTGAACTTCCGATTAATGTCTTTCGATACTATACGCCTACAAAAAGTGTTTATCATAAGGTGGAAATGTCAGGAAAAATAGATAATTCTGAAAACGATAAAGTATGTTCCTCCAAAATCAAGATTGGAGCAAAAATCAATATTGCCGGAATTATTAAAGCATCCGTTGACATTATTCGCGGGAAAGCAGAAAAAGAATCGTCAGCTTCTTCTGGGGACTATGGTAACGCCGCAAGCTCCGGGTACAAAGGTAATGCCGCCAGCTCCGGGTACAAAGGTAATGCAGCAAGCTCCGGGTACAAAGGTAATGCAGCATCTTCCGGGGACTGTGGTAATGCAGCATCTTCCGGGGACTATGGAAATGCCGCAAGCTCCGGGTACAAAGGTAATGCAGCATCTTCCGGGGACTATGGTAATGCAGCATCTTCCGGGAACTGTGGTAATGCAGCATCTTCCGGGTACAAAGGTTCTGCAAAAGCAGATCATCCAAATTCTTGCGCTATTGCATGGGGACCAGAAGCTAAGGCAAGTGGTGTAATTGGTTCGCATCTTGTTTTGGCAGAATGGGAATCTAATGGAGGTTATTATTTTAATGAAGAGACCTGGACTTTTAAAGGCACAACGATGATTAGAGTTGATGGAGAAAACATCAAGGAAAATACTTGGTACGGTTTAAGAAACGGGAAAGTAATTGAAATTAAGGAGGATTAAATTATGGCAGAAACAAAAAATGCAGTAGCAAAGCAGGGAGAACAGCAGGCAGCAATGGTAATCAACAATGCCTTTATTGACGGATTAACTAAACAGCTTAATGAAAAATGCAAATATGGAATGTCATTTCCGCAGGACTACAACCTTTCCAATGCGCTGATGGGTGCATACCTTACTTTGAAAGAAACTATGGATAAGAATAATAAACCATTACTGGAAAGTTGTTCACAGGTAAGCATTGCAAACAGTCTTATGGATATGGCGACTATGGGGCTTAATGTTCAGAAAAAGCAAGGATATTTCATTGCTTATGGCGGTAAGTGCCAGTTCCAGAAGTCCTATTTTGGAAATATAACGATTGCAAGAAGATATGGTTTGAAGTCCATCAGTTCGGAGATTATCTATGACGGAGATGATTTTGTATATACCATTGAAGATGGAAAAAAAGTTTTTGTAAGGCATGAACAGAACATCATGAACATTGACAATAGCAAGATTAAAGGCGCTTATGCAGTTGCAATTATGTCTGACGGTTCAAAACTCCTGGAAGTTATGAATATTAAGCAGATCAAACAGTCATGGCAGCAGGGATATGGCTATAAAGAAAAAGGCGGAACCCATGAAAAATTTGCTGACCAGATGGCAAAGAAAACAGTTATCAATCGTCTTTGCAAGATGATTACCAATACATATGGAGATGAGGCTGTGATTGATACATTTGAGCGTCTGGAAGAGGCGGATGGAGAGGATAGAATCGCAGCAGATGTGGCTTATGAAATTTCTCAGAACGCCAATAAAGAGGAATTTGTTATTGATGAACCGGCACAGATTGAGGAAAAATCACTGGCTCCGACTATGGCAGATGTTACGAAAGCATCGGAGAAAGAGTCTGTTCCGGCGGAGAATAGTGAAAAACCATTGCCAGATTTTATGAAAGCTGAATAAATCAATCAGGGCGGTTTGTCCGCCCTTGAAGAAAGGAAACGATATGAAGAAAATTCATTTTCATTTAGGGATTGGATTTAGTACGGCTTGCCATGATGAAGTCGTTGAATTTGAAGATAATGCAACAAATGAAGAAATCGAAGAGGAATTTAATGAATGGGTTAATGGATACGAAGATTGTTCATGGTGGGAGGAAGAATGATAAGCACATTACAACAGGTATACGAAGATATGGAACACGGAGTTTACGACTTTACAAAGGATGGTAAGTGTTCATCTTGTGGGGCTTGCTGTGGAAATTATCTTCCATTATCTTCCGGTGAAATCAAAGAAATTAAGCGGTATATAAAGAAACACCATATTAAGGAACAGAAGCACATGATTGTTCCAACAAGAGAAGCGCTTTGGGACATGACGTGTCCATTCCTTGATACGAGCAAGGAAAAGGATAAATGTACTATCTACAGTGTGAGACCGAAAATTTGTAGATGTTTTATTTGCAACCAACCACCGAGTAAGGTAAGAGAAAACAAGGAAATGTTCTGGAGAACCAGAAAACCATGCGACATGAGAGAAACATTTTTCGAGGGGGAATTATGACGGTAGGAGAAAAGATACGGGTAGTTAGGAAAGAAAAAGGACTTTCTCAAAAAGATTTAGCTAAAAAACTAAACATTGCAACAGGAACTTTACAACAATATGAAGCAGATAAAAGAAAAGTTACTGTTGAAAAACTGATGGATATTGCTTTTGAACTTGAGGTTTCAGTGGGAAGATTGATCCCATTTAATAGAAAATGTTTGCCAAGCGAATCACAGAAGCAAAAAATCCAATCCATAGCTGACTATTACGGTTTCAGAAAGCAGTCCATGATGATGATTGAAGAATGTTCAGAACTTCAAAAGTCTATTTGTAAATGGCACAGGGAGCGTGGCGATTCTCTTCTGTCTGAATCTTCTGATTGTGATGAAAGAACCGCTATTATAGATGAACTTGCAGATGTGATTATCATGGCAAAGCAGATTTCCTATTTATTATCTGCGGAAGATGAAGTTTTAGAACAAATTGAATTTAAACTTGACCGCCAGCTGCGGAGAATGGAGGAAGAATCATGCAAGGAATGATAGGAATGAGTAAAAAGGATTTGATTGAGTTTATCAATGAGAATTTTTCAGAGTATCACGAAAATGATACGATTGCAACATTTTTCTATTGCAGTGGTGGGTATGATAAACCGCAGCAGCAATGCATTTTGTTTCACAAGGAAACTGGGAACATTTGATAAGGAGGAAGAAAATGCTGATTAGGTCGCAGGATAAGAAAACTATTTTTGATATGTCAGGTTGCACGTTAGGGATAAATTTAGAAAATGAAATTTACGGATTTGGAAATAATTCTCTGGATGAAGACCCACCGACAATCTTAGGATATTATTCAACCGAAGAACGAGCCATCGAGGTTTTGGACGAGATTTGCATGAACTATATAAGTCTTAACAGCACTAAAGGCAATACTCCATATGTCAAAAATGGAGTTTTCCAGATGCCGGAGGTGTGAAAATGAATACAGTAGAATTTACAATCGAACAAGTACCGTTTTCGTGGGATGATAACTTCTCATAAATTGCGCTTGAAGATTTTTCGATGATTCAGAAAGATTTACCATATTGTACGTGTCAAAATATTGGAATGGCTTTAGCAACCGGCAGAGTGAGGTGAAAATATGGCAACAAGAAACATTTTATCTATCAATAAACTCAGTAAATTTGAAGATTTTCTTGAAAGAAAAGGCTATATGATTTTGGGTACAAGCCGAAATCCGTATGAGGTATTAAGAGCCAAAAAAGATAGCGATACTGTTATTGTGTATCAGAAAAAGGAAGCAAAAGAACATCTGTCAACAATGGATAAGGATTATCACTTGGTAAGAGAATTTATCAAAGAACAGAAAAACCGCAAAGAACATTTATTCACAGATGAGGAATACTGTATAGTTCTTAAAGCGTTGAGCAGAGAAAGAGAAATTTGCGAGAGAGTGGATAGGGATTGTGGGGACGACCATAAACTTATTCGGATAATGAATAGTATCGAAAAGAAGGTAAAGGAAATTCAGTATGGAAAAACAGAAATCTAAGAAAGACCTTGCGTTTGAAAGAGAACGTGCAAAGTACCGACATGAAATTTCCACTTTACAACGTGAAATCAAAGAAAATCTTCGTAAAATCGAAATCCTGAATCAGAAGATTTCCGAACTGGAAGAAAGTATCCGTCAAAAAGACGAATGGATCCGTAGACTTCTGGAATATACAGAACTTTCAGAGGAAGATATGAAGAGTCAGATTCAAAAAGACAGAAATGTTTCAGAGGTTATAAGTCATATGGAAGAAATGAATGGTATGATTTTGGGATTCGGTAGAAGGTTCTGATTTTAAAAATTGAGATAAGAAAGTGAGGTGATGCAAAATGTTCCTGAGAGTAATTTCAACAGGCAGTAAAGCTGGAAACTGTTATGCTTTAATTTCCGATTCTGGACAGATTCTTCTTCTGGATTTTGGGTGCGATAAGAAGAAAATCATTAGATGGATTGACTACAAGATTTCAGATGTTGTATCTGCTGTTTTAACTCATGGACATGGTTAGGAGACCATTCCAAAAGTTATAAATGGTTACTTGAAAACTGGATTCCGATTTACACTAACGATGAAACAGCAGATGGATTTAAGACTGTGACAGGAGAACTTCTGAAAGGCATTCCAGAGAAAAAGTGGTTTCAGTGTGGAGAATTTAAGGTCATGGGATTTTATATCCCCCATGACGGCACTCCTAATTTTGGCTTCTTGATTGAGCATGAGGAAATGGGGCGGTTGCTTTATCTCACTGATTTGGAATATTGCCCCTATAACTTCAAAAACCTTCGGGTGCAGCACCTCTTGATTGAAGCAAACTACATAGAGGATTTAGTGAGCCGGGAAGCCGAAAACTACGCTCATCAGATAAAAGGGCATTGTTCATTAGATACCTGTAAAGGAATTGTTGAAACAAACAAAACACCAGATTTACGAACGGTAACACTGATTCATTTGTCGGATAAGGTTTGCAACCCGAACAGGGTTCTGGAAGAAATCAAGGAAGTTGCTGGAAACAGAGTTGAAGTGAATGTGGCGGTTTCGGGGTTAGAGGTGGTTCTTAATAGATTCCCATTTTAGAAAGGATTGAAATAAAAATAATGAACAATTTATTAGTAGAATTTTCCATGTGTTTTTCGTTCCTATATTTTATAGAAGGAATCGAAAATTGTATACACAAAAGAGGAAATGTGGCATATAGAATCACACACGTTTTATACCCATTATTTATGACTGGAACAATGATTTATTTATTATTGACAAGTGTTTTGTAATGAAATTAAAGCCTGCGAACAGGCAGAAAGAAGGATGGAACATAATTGGCAACAAGAGCAGAGATAAATGAAAAACATGGCATTGTTCGTTTGATGCCATCGGATATAGCAAATGAACAGTTATCTGAAGAAGATGCTGCGATGTACGAAAGAATAGTTAAAATGCAGATTCAAGAGTTTGATGGTTATAAAGATGAGGAGGAATAAAGAATGAATAGTTTTGTAGCTTATGGACGTTTAACAGATGATGTGAATTTAACATATACAGCTAGTGCTATGGCTGTCGGAAGATTTTCTTTGGCGGTCAATCGTACTTACCAGAAAGGGGATATAAAGGCCGACTTCTTCAACATGACGGCTTTCGGAAAGACAGCTGAAATGATTAGCAATTATTTTCATAGGGGCAGCCGGATTGTGGTTCGCTGCCATGCTCAGCAGGATAATTATACAAAGCAGGACGGAACTAAAGTAAATACAGTCAGCTTCATTGTCGATAGCTTTAGCTTTGTTGATACAAGAGCAGAGGGCGGAATTACTCAGAACCAGAGTACACAAACTACGTCACCGCAGATTCCTACTGATTCAGATGGATTCATGAACATCCCGGACGGAATTGACGAATCACTGCCTTTTGACTGATAGGAGGAGTTGAATGGGTTATACTCATGGTAGAAAATGGGAAGATGGAGACATAGAGAAAGATTTATTAAAAATTATAGATACATTGAAACTGGATCATTTTCCAACAAAGAAAGAAATGATAGATTTTTATGGTAATAGGTCTTTATCAAACAAAGTATCAAAAACTGGAGGAAGTAGGTATTATGCGGAATTACTTGGAATGAAAGTTGCACAATGCGAATCTGAGTTTGGAAATTTTTATGAAGAATTTGCTGTGGATGATATTTTTGAGCATACTGGTTTCTTAAGTGTACATACAGAAATAAAATATCCGTATGACTTACTGACAAATGGGAATATAAAGGTTGATGTGAAATCATCACAAAAGAACTATAGAAAAGCATCTGCTTTTCCATATTATACGTTTAATCTTGAAAAGAAACAACCAACGTGCGATTTGTATATGTTGTATTGTCTGGATAATGATTGCTTTATAGAGCGTACTATAATTGTTCCGTCTTGCATCGTAGCTGGAAAAACTCAGATAGGTGTTGGCGGATTAAGTAAATGGGAAGCATATGAAGATAGATGGGATTATTTTAATATGTACGATAATTTTTACAGGGAAATCAAAGGTACAGAAATCAGAATAAAGAAAAGACGTTCAAAAGGATAGGCGGTGATATATATGGAAAGAAAACCAAGCGAAATCATCCAAGACTTTCTTGATTTGATTGACAATAGTCACACTGAATTTAATGATTCCAAGGTCAAGGTTGATAATTACAACAGTAAGACCTACACATGGACACACCAACTTGAAGATTGCAAAAATAAGCAGGAAAGGAATCGGTTGGCAACTGCATGGCAGAAAGAATTAAAGGAACGCCGGAAAGAGAAAGACCGCAAGAATCTATGGGAGAAAATACATACTTTAGGGGCTGATGTTTCCAATAAAGCGTTTTTGAAAAAACTTCGGCATTTGGTGCACGAGCAACGGAAAGTTGAAGAATATTTGGAAACGCCGTATGAGGAACGGGAGTATAAGAAAGGAGCTGCGAAAAAATGAATGAAGAATTAAATGTGAATGTGGGAGATGAGGTGCTATATACCCCGGCATCCTATTCAAGAATCGAGAAAATCGCTACCGTTACGAAGGTAACTTCGACAGGGAGAATAAGAATTGATAAATCTACGAATCAATTTGACAAATATGGCAGGCAAATGGGTAATGTGGGCTGGAGAGGAAGAGATTTTATTTACATATTAACACCAGAGAAAAAAGAAGAAATTTTGAGAAAAAACGAAATCTCAAAATGCATATGTGTATTTGAGGAGAAAAAGAATAATCTTATATTTGAGCAGGCTGTAAAGATTTTGGAAATTTTAAATGGAGATTGAAATAATGAGTAAAGATTGTTGCGGCACTTGCTGTCATTGCAGGAAATCAGAAGAAACAGGAGAATGGGTTTGCGCCAATGATTTGAGTGATAATTACGCTCTTGAGGTTGATTATAAGTACAAATGTGAGGAGTATGAGGAGAAAGAATGAAATTCATAGACTTCTTTGCAGGAATAGGTGGATTCAGAAAAGGAATGGAGATGGCAGGACATGAGTGCGTAGGTTTCTGTGAATTTGATAAATTCGCAACTGCAAGTTACACATCCATGCACCTGATCAAAGAAGAACAAAGAGAGTTTCTGAACAAGATGCCACTGAAACAACGACAAAAAGAAATATTAAAGGAGGAGTACAGAAATGGAGAATGGTATGCAAATGACATTAGAAGAGTGTATGCCGGGGACATTCCAAAAGCAGATTGTTGGTGCTTCGGATTCCCGTGCTTCATTCAAGGAACTTATATTCTTACAGAAAAAGGATATATCCCAATTGAAGACGTATGTGTCGGAGATAAAGTCCTTACTCACAAAGGAAGATGGAGAAAAGTTAATTCGACCATGCAACGAGATAATGCCAGAATTTGGGATGTTGACGGATTTGGGATTTTGCCAACAAGGACAACAGCAGAGCATCCGTATTATGTCACTAAGCCAGATGCTCCAATGGAGTTTAGAAAAATCAAACAACTCGATGACACTTGGTATTCCACAATGGTTTTGCCTGATGAAGAACCCAATGAATACAGCAAAGAAATGTGGTGGATTATCGGACGCTATCTTGCTGATGGGTGGAGAGTTAGAAGAAAAGATAGATCAAACGGTGGAAGAATCGTTTTTGCAGTCAACGATGAGAAAAGAAGAGAATTTGAGAGAAGACTGCAAGAAGCCGGATTACATGGGACTTACACAAAAGAGCGTACTTGCGGAAAATATCATGTTTGTAATAACAAATTATATGAATACCTTGAAAAATTTGGGGAATATGCACATGGAAAACGGATTCCACGAGAATCGTTGTGTTTATCGAGAGAAAAAGCAGAATATTTCTACAATGGATATATGTCAGGAGACGGACGAAAAGATAGGGAAGAAGCCACGTCAACCAGTGCAGCACTTATTCTTGGTATGTGTATTATTGCACAGCGACTTGGAAAACCTGTCCCGGCTGTCTACCACACTGGAAGAAGTAAAAAATGCATTATACAAGGGAGACAATGTAGGCAAAGAGATACTTACACGTTTAGAATCTCTAACAGATCAGTTAAAGGACATTATCGTGGAAGATATGTGTTCAGAGAATTGTATCATCCGACAGAATCTACAGATTTTGGAACAGTGTATAACATCAGTGTTGAAGAAGATGAATCATACATCGCAAACGGAGCCATCGTTCACAATTGCCAGGACATCTCCGTCGCAGGAAAGCAACTTGGATTTCAAGGAAACCGCTCAAGCTTGTTTTTCAGAGTTATGTACCTTATCGGACAACTCGAAGAAGAAGATAAACCCACTTACCTTTTCATTGAGAACGTTAAGAATCTGCTTAGCGTTAATGGAGGATGGGATTTCGCCAGGCTGCTCATTGAAATGGAGCAGGGGGGGTATGATGCAGAATGGCAAGTGCTCAACTCTAAAGACTTTGGAGTGCCGCAAAACAGAGAAAGGGTGTTCATTATCGGACATCTTAGAAGACGAAGTACCTCAGAAATATTTCCTATCCAAGGAACAGACGGAGAAAATAGTATTTCAATAATCGGTCACAGAGATGGGTATAGAAGAAATACACAAGTATTCGCTCCTGAGGGAATTACTGAAACACTTGATACTGGACAATGTGGAGGAAGAGGTCATCATGTAGGAATTCCAATACATTGTAGCTTAAAGAACGGGATTGTAAGCGAAACGGATTGTAGTAACACGTTAATGGCGAGAGATTATAAGGGTATTGGCAATCAAGAAATGACAGCGATAGCTATTCCAATTCTAACTCCAGACCGAGCCGAAAAACGCCAGAATGGAAGAAGATTCAAAGAAAACGGAGAACCGATGTTCAC